GCCCACCAGCCCCACGCGCTGTACACCAGCCACAGCAGCATCAGAATCCAGAAGATCAGCCCAAAGCCCATGACAGCCTCCTAGTGTTTCCGTCCCCGGTAGTAATAATACAGCCGGTTATACGGGTAATGCCGGCTGGCTTCGCGGCTCATCCTACGGGGATGGCTCCCACGAAATTCGATCGAGGGCGATTGGTCCTTTGTAACCCCGTTCCCAGACGAACCAGGCGAACGGGATGGCACTGCTGGCTTTTGGTCCATTCCAACCCCTCCTGTGCATCATCGGCAGCCGGTTACGGAAAACGTGAACGCGGACCAAACCGCTTTGCTCGAGGATTTTGGTTCGTTTGTTGCTTTCAAGGAATGCCAGCCGAAGCAGCATGATTACCTTCGGACACAGCTCGAGCGCCTTCTCGACGAACGCCTGGGCGTGCTGATACGGCGGGTTGGTCAAAATCACGCCCGGAAAATCGACTTCAAACTTAACCTTCAAAAAATCCAGCTGGGCGTGGGCCTCATCGTAAGCATGCAAGTCCGACGCATAAACCTCGTGCCCAACAGCACGTAACACCTTCACGATGCTGCCGGGTCCGCATGCCGGCTCCCAGATCCTGGGCGGCAAATGCTCGACCTTCTGCAGCGCGTGCACCGCCTCCGGCGGCGTCTCGTAGCAGTCCGGCCCACGATCTTTGTAAGAGTGCTGCCCGCTGCTTGCAGAATGATCCAACATCACCCATCCCATGAATTTACAGCTTCCATAGCCAGTCTATACGCCTCGACCGAGTTTTCGATGCCCTTTTTGGTGCGTTCCGCCTGGCCCTCGGTAACCCCCACGTTGGCGCTGTAAACCCCAAAAAGATTCACGATTGACTTCATAAACGCCTCCTCGAACCCCTTAGTCATCAGAACTTTGATCTGTTCAACATCGTCAGCCATGTCACTGCTCCTTACCTAGCGGTTTCCGGTGCCTCTCGCGGCGTGCCGGCCCTGGTCTTGTCGTGCTCCAGCAAGAGCTTGCGCATCGTGTTCTCAGCTTCGATGACCTTCTGCGACGAGTCCAACACGAGCTTCATCACGTCGACGCTGACGCACGACGCCATCAGCTTATCGGTTTCCTGCTGCCATTTTACAATCATGTTAACCGTGTCTTTGCGCCCGGACCCTGAGTAAAACAAGAAAAACATCAGCAGAAAGTTCATCAGGACCAGCGCGAGACTGAGCGGCTGGTCCTTCATAATGGACATGAAGACGCCGACCTGCTTCGACGTCTCCTCGACCGTCGCCTTCATCGGCGCCATTTACGGCTTACTGACTGCTGCCAATATCTCGTTAAGTGCAGCAGTCGCTGACGCTAGGGCAGCTGAAGCATCAGCAACCGCCTTAGAGCATTTCGCCACCTCTTCAACCGCACGCGCCATCGTGTCGTAGTCCGGTGCCGGCACCGTGCCGTCGGGCGGCTGCTGGAATTCCCAATCGACCCGGCCGAAGCCGTTCAGCGCGATCGCCTTGTTGGCCGCTGGCGTGATGTCGATGCCGGCCAGATTGGTCTTGCGGCCCTTCATGTCCCAGCCGGTTTCGGCCTGGGGGCGGCCCTTCGGCAGCGTCCAGTAATTGTCGTTGATGTTCCACGGCCCGACATCGACGATGTCGCAGACCACCACCTTGTCGTTGGCTCGGTTGGTGATCTTCACCTTGGGCCGCGCGCCTGGGAAGCGGTACGGCAGCGCGCATCCCAGTTCGGCATCGGAAATGACGTGATTCTCGTCGTAGGCCGAGGTGTTCGGGTCGGCCGACCCACCGAACATGGTGCAGACGATGTTGGTCATCACCTGGTTGTTGATCGGCTCTGGCGACTCCGACTGCTTCTCCAGTTCGGCCCAGGTGTAGCCACCGACAATGCCGTCGGCTTCCAGCCCGCGCTGGCGCTGAAATAGCGTAACAGCCGCCTCAGTGTCGGGTCCGAAGTAGCCGTCATCTTCGATCCCCAGCATCGCCTGCAACGCCGCGACGTCCGGCCCCTTGTCGCCGCGGCGCAGGATCGGTGTCTCCACCGTCGGCGGCCCAGTCGGGGCTTCACCGCTGAACAGATCGCCCAGATCCCATTCCGCCACGTTGTCGAACTGCGACTTGGTCGACATAACGCTAACGTGGACATGCTGTGAATGTGGATTCGACCCCGTATAAGCGCGCCAGACCCAAGGCTGCGTGGTCGAGCTGAAGATCCGCTTATTACTGATGACGTACTTGATCCGCTTGTCCTTCTTGGTGCGCAACATTTCCGCGCATGCATAGCTGTCGAACCCCCCTTTCGGATCGTGAGTAAGATCGATCGCCGACACCACGCCCATGGTGCCGTCTGAAATCCACGGATTGTGATCGCTGGACCTCGAGGCGTGGGCGGCGTCACCGATCGAGCCGTCGCTCGACTTGGATCGTTTGGGGCGTGCCGTGTTGATCTGCGAGCGCAGCTTTTCCAGCGAATGTGCCACCCGCCAGTCAGCCATGGAGGTGAATTCCCTCCCGCGCACGGGCATCGGCGTAATACGAAGCCTGATAATTGGTGAACAACGATTCGTTGTGATCGGCCTTGTACCACCAGATCGGCAGCTCCTCACGCCGCTCAACCCGCGCCAACGTGTTGACCTCCCACGTCACATGGTTGTGCCGGTAGAGCCATCGGGTGTACTCGCGCTTCATTGCCTCGTCGAACGCGATCAAATGCTCGCGCGGCACCACCATCACGCCGCCGCAAAACCGCCAGCACGGGTGCTCGTCATTGTAGGTGTAGTCCGTCCCCCAGCAGCCGGGGATCGCGATCGCCTGCTCGCCGTCGGCGCGCTTCAGGAATTCCTTAATGATCTCCGGCGTCACACCGGGGACATGCAAGATGCCGTAGTCGATCCAGACGTAGACGTCCGGCTTCATTTCGCAGGCTTTCGCCGCGTCGACCAGAAACTCGGTCTTCTGCGCCTGCACGATATGGTAGGCGAGCGAATTCTTCTTTGGGTTATCGGACACCGAATGCGTGACGACGTCAGGATCTTCGTAAGCCCGATCGATGAACTTATACAGCCAGCAATCCTCGAGCTTTGCCTGCCGCGACAACAGCGGCGCCTCGAACGCAAGATTGATCAGCGGCCCACCCAGACGATGGTACTCGTCAGCCGATCGCGGATGACCGGGGATCGGAACGTACGCGGTGATGGCGACGATCATGATCCGCTTTCTATAAAATTAAGCACCTCGTCGGGGTCCATGGTTGCGGTCCACGCCTCGCAGTCGCGCACCCCGTAGCTGATCATCAGCTGCTTGCTCTTCGGGAAGTAAGCGAGGCCCGCCACGAACTCGATCTGCTTGTCGTGCAGATAGAACGCTGGCGAGATCCCCATCACCTCGCCGGCGTCACTGAACCGCACAAACCGGTGCTGGTAGAAGCGGTTGTAAGGCCGTCCGGGGATATGCCGCGCCTCATGCACCACCGCGATGTAGTTGCCCATCACCTCGATGACCTGCGACCCGCCGCTGATGCGGCTGACATCGAAGTCGACGTCGTGGTTGCGAACGATCTCGCCGGTTTCGTCGATCAGCGTGCCAAGCCGGTATACGAACAGCAGCCTGCCGCTCTTCTGCACCCACGGCATCCAGTTCTTCTCGTGCTGGCGAACCTTGGGCAGAACGCGATAATAGTTGGTGCCATAGCGCCAGTTGGGCATGTCGGCGGCCAACGACTCGTTGACGGTGATCGGCGCCAGCACCTGTTCGCACCAACCCTCGGACGTTAGCTCGCGCACCGTGGACGACGTCCACGGCCGGTTGTTCAACAAGAACAGCCGGCTGTCCTCGAACCCGCGCACCAGCGGATACAATGGTTCGGGCCAGTTTCTCGGCAGCCCCAGCTCGTGCGTCTCTAAAACATCATCCCGAACACGAAGTACATAATTACGAGTATTAATAGGGTTGCTGTTATTGCAAGTCCCATCGGTTCCCTGAATGACATATTGTCCCTCCGGCGTGATGGTGTAGTTGACCGTCCGCACCAGGATCATCGGGATCTCGCCGCACGCAACGCAATTGACCACCGACGGATTGGTCGCGACGTAACCTTCCGGCGGGGTGAACGGAATCTGCTTCGGCACAAACGACGGAACGTGCTCACGCAGCGACTTAAGATACCAATACAGATTGCCGCGGGCCTGCTCGCTGCCGGCTAGCGCCAGCTCGTTGCACATCTTGGCGCCGGCAGCGCGCTTGCGCTCGTCGTAGTAGGCGCAGATCGAGAACTCTTCCTTTATACCGGACTTGTAAGCCCAATCATTGACGAACAGTAAATCGGTCTTGGCATGCGGCACCTGCAGACCTGCTTCAGAAAATAGCAGACTGGTAAAATTGTCCCCTTGCTCACGATAATATCGAGCGAGTTCGTACAGCACTTCTGCACGCTGGGGTCGCATCCGATAGGCAGCGAGCATGTTTGACAGAAAACCTGGGAGGTCACCCATCTGCTTGCGACACAGCGCGAGCCGCATCTGAGCGTACCAGCACTCCTCGGCGTAGCCGCCCAACGTCGTACGCTTTGCGTAATGCTCCGCAGCCTTTGCCCAATTGCCCAAGTCATAATACGAACCCGCCAAATAAAAATGATACCGCTCGATCAGTCCTGAACGAGTTTCGGTCTGGAGGGCTTCCTCCAGAAGGGCAATATCGCGGCTGATCTTGTCGGGTCGGTTAGCCCCGTCAGCATGATCGATGAACTCTGCGCCATCCAGGTGGCCGGCGCTTGCCACATCCAGATATTCATGCGTAACCCCAACGTACCAGCCAGTAGCATCGCGGCTGAGAAGTCGGCGATTAAAGTATCCAAGTGTTCCGGCGACTTGTCGGACGTCATAAGACAGTCCCTTCTCGCCGTTCAACCAAGGTTGCTTGGTGACCTGCAGCTCCATGTCGGCGTCAGCGAGCAGCAGGTAGTCCCACTCCATCCGCGACAACCGCGCACACCGCAAGGCTTCGTTGCGGGCCTGTTCAAAGTTCTTGAACGGCGCAGGCGTGATCTCGAGCGGCTTGCCAGCCGCTTCGAACAGCTCCTTGAGCTTTTCCGGCGTACCGTCGGTCGACCCGGTGTCGACCACGACGGCGCCGTCGATGTGAGGCAATAGTGACTTAACGCAGCGTTCGATCACCGCGCTTTCGTTTTTGACGATCGCATTCCATACCAGCTTCATTTTTTCCTGGTTTCACCGACATCGACCATGTCAGGCGTCAGCTGCTGGGCGTCCAGCACTTCGATCGACTCACCCTCGCCGGCACGCTCGAGCGCCAGGTTGATGGCGTGCTCGCGCGAGTCGGCCTCGACATCGCCAAGCGTAACCGGCCCGATCTTGCGGGACTTTACTCGAAATACCGGCATTGGCCTGTTCCTTACTTTTTCTCGGCTTTGGAAGCAGTGACCGGAGCCGTGGGCGGCTCTGCTAGCACTTCGGTGCACTGCAGGACTTCGATTTCCTCGCCCTCACCTTTGGTGTCCAGAACTTGCTGGATCGCCAGCTCGCGGCTCTCGGCCTCGACGGTGACAGGCGTGATCGGCGAGGTCTTGCGCGCGGTAACGTAGAACGAAGCCATTGGTCTTCTCCTTGGGTTACCCTGTTCCGGTGGGTCCGGTCGTGCTGGCGATTTCGTAACCGGCGGTGTTGGCGTCCAGGATATCGAATTCCTCGCCGGCCGCGGCCGATTTTCTTACCATCGATTTGGCAACATCGACGTTCGCAGCGATCACGCTGAAAACCCCGGTCGGACCTTTCTTGCGATATCGAACGTAAAAGGTTGGCATCGCGCTCTCCTAGCCCGGTCCGCCGATGATGGGACGTGGACGCCCACCGGGACCAGGCGGCCTTGGCTGATTGCCGGTCATATCCACCGGTTGCGTCTGCTGATTGTTCATGCGCGAAGGCTGTGCGCCCTGCATGCGCCGGAACTGCTCAACATTTCCACCAGGCGGCGGCCCACCGGGCGGTGTTCCTGGCTGACCCGGAGGCCCTGCAGGATCTGGCCCGTCGCCAACCGGCCCTTCGTCGCCAGGCATCTTGGCCTTCGACGCGAGGAAACCGGAGGTGAGTTCGGCGGTAATTCTCTGCACGCCTTGATTGACGCCCTCCTGAATACCTTTGTCGACCTGCTCGCTGATGTCCTGGTTCTGTTTGCCCTTCTCCTTGGCTTCCTGCTTCTTCATCAGCTCTTCGTCGGATGGCACCACCTTGTCGCCGTCCAGACCAATCGTTTGCGACACAGAACGCAGCACGGTGCCACGACCGGTGATGCCCATGATGTCCATGTCGATTGGGTTGGCGGTGTGCTGCAGGAACTCGAGCTGACGCTGGCGCTGCGTCTCGCGCTGCACCGCGACGTTGACGCCCTGAACGTAAATATCCTCCGTACCCGTCAGTATCCCTGTCGTATCGGTGAGCATCACCAGATCGGACAGCTGGATCAGCGACACGTCGACCACATCGCGATCGATGTTGGAGGCCACTGTTTGCAAGATCTTACTCGCGTTGGCCATCAGCATGGCGAGGCCGGACGAGGTGCGGCCGGCGCCGCCCGACGCCTGACCGCCGATGTACTTCGGGATCGCCGACACGTCGTCGCTGAGATCGACGAACGCCTTGAAAACCGTCAGCAAGTCGTTGGCGTTGCTCTGCGGCTGAAAGAACTCGACCGGCGGCTTGGAATTGTTGCCGACCGGATCGTTGGTGACGTGCCAGCGTTTCCACGGGAACAGCTCGTCGGTGTTCTCCTCCGGGCGGCAGCGATCGTCGTTGACCACGACCTGCGGACCACTGGAAATTGAAATGTTGTTGACGAGAGAACGCAGCGTGGCGTTGGCGACGTCCTGCAGATCGCTGATCATGTCGGACAGGCCGTTGCCGATCGGCGTGCCCGGTACCTTTTCGAAACTTGTAATGAAATAGTTGTGCCGTGCGCGGGGTGACGGAGATAGGCTGGCTTTGATGCAATGAGAGCCGATGCAATAGGCGTCGATATGGTAGTCCCTCAGTGGATCAGAGACTCCAGGCATTCCGTATTCTTGCAGCACTGCTCCCTGTACATTGCCATGAAACTCCATCTGGGAGATCAACCCGGATCGGTTCCAGGCCGGGTTTTCGCGACTCTCGAGCACCGCTCTCTCAGCGTCGGTCGTATCCCAGTTGTCGTACAGCCCACCCCGACCATATTCCTCGAGTACTTTCCGTACCTCGTCCTGATTGAAGCCGGGGAGATCGAGCAGGTCGTTCAACTCTGCCCGTGTAAGGCGGGACTTCTCGATCACATTTGCATTCGCTATGTCGGCGACACCGGGCGTCCACCAGACGTCGAACGGCGATATGCGGCCCCAGATCATCTTCGGGATCTGCTGGACCGTCGGCTGCCCGCCTCCCGGCGGCCATACCACCTCGGGCATGATCTTGACCATCGGCCCCTTGAGGCAGGCAAACGGGAAGATCGGCAGGTCGACGATGAACTCCGCTAGCGCGTGATAGTACATCCCGCCACGCAGGATCTCCTCGATGCGATCCTCCGCAAGCTTGGCCTGCTTGGCGGCTTTCTTCTTGGCAGCCTCGAATGCGGACTCGAGCAGCGCGATCTTGCGCTTCAGCGTGGCGTCTTCGGGGGGATGCTGGCCGGTGGTCTGCGCCACCATCTGCGCTTCGTTCTTGATCAGCGCGTCGATTTTCTGGAGGATTTCGTCCGGGATGTCCGGGTCGGCCGGCGGACGGATCGCCCAGGGACGGTCGCCGCCAAGGTAGACATCCCGTAATAGCGAAGAAGCAGCGCGGCACTTCTGCGCTGTAAGACGCGCATAAATCTGCGAACCGCCAAATTTGGTCACCTCTCGCATCTTGTCGGGGGAATACTGGCCGTTGAAAACGCGCAACGCCTCGATCAGCCGGCCCGACCACCCGGAGGCGGTGTTGCGATGGTTGCGCATGATCTCGAACTGGCCGCGAATGTAGCCGACCAGCTCAGGCACCGGCGGCGCGTTGTCCTGCGGCGCCGCAGCCGCGGATCTCGCCGCCTCCTGCTCCTGCAGATGCGCTTCCAGCGCCGCAGGCGGGACCACTTGCAGGACGTTTGCTTCGCCGAGTGCCATTCACCCATCAAAGGGTAAATTTCTTAAGGAATCGTTAAGCTATCGGGAGTACGGTGACCG